ATGGTGGTTCTACTGCACCATATTCTTTAAAAGGATTTCAGTTAGAATATCAAACAGGAGCAAGGAGATAAATGGGAGCTACATATACAAGACAGTCTTCGTATAGTGATGGCGATACAATCACTGCTGCTCATACCAATGATGAGTTTAATCAGTTATTAGCTGCCTTTGCAGCGAGTACAGGACATACTCACGATGGTACGACTGCAGAAGGTGGTCCTATTACAAAACTACTTGGAACTGCTATTACAATAGGTGATGGCACTGCAGGTACAGACATAGCAGTTACGTTTGATGGTGAATCAAATGATGGTGTTTTGACATGGAAAGAAGATGAGGATTATTTTGAATTTAGTGATGACATACTTATTGCTTCTACAGAAAAGATACAATTCAGAGATACAGCTATACACATCAGTTCCACTACAGATGGACAATTAGATTTAGTAGCAGATACAGAGATACAACTTGCTGCAACAACAATAGACATTAATGGTAATGTAGATATATCAGGCACAATAACAATAGGTAGTGCAGGTATATCAGAAACAGAACTAGAAGTTCTTGATGGTCTTACTGTAACTACTGCAGAAGTAAATATATTAGATGGTGACACAAGTGCTACATCAACAACTGTAGCAGATGCAGATAGAGTTGTATTAAATGACAACGGAACTATGGTACAAGTAGCAGTAACAGATTTAGCTGCTTACTTTGATGATGAAATAACTGCAATGCCTAATCTTGTAACCACTGCTGCCACAACAGTAGGTGCATTAGACAGTGGTTCTATTACAAGTGGTTTTGGTAGTATTGATACAGGTTCATCTACAATAACAACTACAGGATTAATAACAGGTGGTTCATTAGATATAGATGATGTTGTTATAAATGGTAGCACCATTGGTCACACAGATGATACAGACCTCATAACTGTAGCAAATGGCATAGTAACAGTAGCAGGTGAAATATCTGTAACTACACTAGATATTGGTGGCACTAACGTAACTGCCACTGCCACAGAATTAAATTTACTAGATGGTGTGTCAGGATTAGTACAAGCTGACTTTACAAAACTAGCTGCAGTGGATGCAACTGCAACAGAGCTAAACATCATGGATGGTGACACTTCTGCTTCTTCTACTACACTTGCAGACGCAGATAGAGTTGTAGTCAATGATGCAGGAACAATGAAGCAAGTTGCTTTAACTGACTTTGAAACTTATTTTGAGTCTGTACTAGATACATTATCAAATGTAACAACAGTAGGAACACTTGATAGTGGTGCTATCTCTAGTGGCTTTGGTAACATAGATGTAGGTTCTAGTAACTTAACTGCAACAGGAACTATATCTTTAGGTGCTACATCTTTTAATGATAATGCAATAACTAATGTAGGTGACATTGCTCTTGATTCTATCAGTGCAGATGGAACAGATATTAATGTAGCAGTATCAGATAACTCAGGAACTGCATTTACAATTAAGCAAGGTTCAGATGCATACCTCATAGTAGATACAGGAAATAGCAGTGAATCAGTATCTATTGGTACAGGTGTATCAGGAACTGCTATAACATTAGGACATAGCACATCTGAAGTAACTGTGGCAGATAACTTAACTGTTACAGGTGACCTTACAGTATCAGGCACAACAACTACAGTAAATTCAACAACTGTAAATCTAAACGACCACAACATTGTATTAGATAGTGGTAATAGCACAAGTGCAGTTATTAATGGTGCAGGTATTACAATCGAGGGTGGTTCAGGTGATGATGCTTCATTTACATATAATACTACAGGACCTCAGTTTGAATTAAAGTTAGGTTCTAGCTTTGAAGATTTACAAACTGCTAAGTTAACTGCTACTGAATTAGATATATCAGGTGATGCAGATATTGATGGTACATTAGAAGCAGATGCTATAACAGTAAATGGAACTGCTCTTGCTACAGTGATTGCAGGAACTACAGTAACAAATGCTACTAATGCTGCACACGTAACTGTTGCAGATAATGAAAATACAAATGAAGAAAACTTAATTACATTTATTGAAGATACTTCAGCTACAGGAAATGTAGGTTTAGAATCAGATGGAGACTTTACTTACAATCCAAGCACAGGAACAGTAAGTGCTACTATATTTAAAGGTAATATTGATGCAGTAGATGGAGACTTTGATGGAACTCTTGAAACAGATGCATTATCTATAGCAGGAACAACAATAACTTCTACTGCAGCAGAATTAAATATAATGGATGGTAACACATCTGCCTCATCAATTACATTGGCAGATGCAGACAGATTAGTGACCAACGATGATGGTACTATGAAACAAGTAGCACTGACTACTTTAAAAACATATTTGACTAGTGCAGGGTTTTCAACAGAAGACCCAACTGCGTTAGCCATTGCGTTAGGTTAATTTTAACTTGACAAATAAGCACAAATAGTGTATAATTATAAGGAAAGAGAAATATGGCAAATACATTTAAACTTGTAACTAAAGCAGGTGTAACAAGTGCTGATGTCATTTACACAGTAGCAAGTTCTACAACTACAGTTGTTTTAGGAATTATGCTCGGTAATACAACAACAAGTCAAGTTACTGCAACAGTTACAATAGAATCAGACACAAGTAATAGGTCAGGTGGTAATGACGAAGCAAATCAAACTGTGGAGTTAGTTACAAATGCACCCATACCTGCAGGTTCATCCCTTGAACTACTAGCAGGTAATAAAGTTGTAATGGAAACAACTGATGTGTTAAAACTAACTGCATCAGGTGCAACTGACATAGCAGTATCAATCATGGAGATTACATAATGGGATATGTAGGTAATCCACTTCCTGCAAACTTTCAAGCCTCACCTGCAGTTGTTAGGTTCAATGGCGATGGGAGTGATACTACATTCGCATTAGGTAGAACAATCTCAAATGTCCAAGACATACTTGTATCAGTTGATGGTGTTGTTCAAGATAGTGCTGCTTATACT